GCCAAAAAAGAAAAAGTTAAAACTCAATGTGTACAAATCTTCTCTAAAGCGATGGATGGCCCATACGGAGTATTTGGTAACATTAATCCACAGAAGATTAACACAGGAGTAAATGAAGAGTTACCTTTCTAAGCCGAAAGATGAATATTTAGTTAAAGATCCTAACTTAAATATTCACTTTAAAATAATAAATGGTGTACGCTACTGGCTTACACCTCCTCCTTCAGACTATAAAAAATGACACCAGTTAGAAAATCAGTAGAAAAATTACGCAAACTTAAACAAATAAGACGTAAAAACTTAGAGAAAAATTTTCTGGAAATACAAATGAAAGGACAAGATCATTATGTTTTTATAAAAGAAAATGGTAAAGCCCAAGTAGTTTACGATGAAGGAAGATGGGTTACAGAACACATAAGAACTGCAATTCTTAAATACAATTATGAAATTGACAAAATAGATAAATTATTTATTAAAGACTTTACTGATGAAGAGCTTAACGAGTACGAAAAAACTTTGCAATAGGATTTATTGGTTTTCTTTTTCTTAATTCTTTTACAACAGCATTAGCTTCAAGTTCAATTAATCTATTAAGCATTGAAGCCATAAAAATATCTTGATCAAACTTCTTTCTAACCATATGTGTGCAATATCTTTTTATGTTATCTAAATCATCAGACTTCATAATTTCTCTACATTGCATTTCGACTTCTAATTCCATTTCTGGAGGGGCTGGCTCAATATCTATGTTGAGAAATTTAGTAATTTTCATGTTAAGGAAAAAGTTGTTTTTCTAAAATTTCAACCGCTTTATCATCCAAAGTATTGGAAGTTTGTTTGGCAATTGATTTTAATAAATCTATGACCAATCTTTTTACAGCAGTTGTCGTTAAAAAGGTCATCAAAATTGGTTTCAGTATCTTATACATAAAAAAAATATGTGTTACTTTCCAAACATAGCTAAAATGCTAGTATTAGACAAGAATTTAAAGTTTTATGGTTGAAGAAAAAAAGAAAAATGCTTTCCAAAAACTGAAAGAAGGTCTTGATGACAAAGAAGAACAACTAGCAATTATAAGCTTGTTTGTCAGATTGGGTGTTGTTGTTTGGAGTGGATTTATAGTAACTCTCAACTACATTTCGATTCCAGGGTATAGTTCAGAACCTAAGGATATAACTTTCCCTGCAAGTTTGCTCACAGGTGCATTAGCAACTTTTGGCCTTGAAGGATCAAAGAAAAGTAGTAAGAAAGACGATAAAGTTGCAATGGAAGATGGTATGGTTCAGACTATAAGGGTAGTGACACCTATTAAAATAGAAGGTGCTGAAGTAATCGACCCTAAACCTAAAAAATGAAAAAGCTACTTCCATTATTATTACTGGCATCTAGTCCTGTATTTGCCGACATAAAACAAGAGTTTGTAACTTCTGCTCAAATAACAGTAGATATGCCTTATGTGGTAACCAACAAAGTAGGAACAACATATTCACTAAGTGGAAATAATATTACTCCATCTGTAACTGTAGGAGATACCACAACAGCAGGAAAGATTGGTGGGATCAATGTTGGCAGCCTTAGTAATGGTGTGCCAGCAATGATTCAAACAGATACTACAGTAACAACATCGGGATCTGCTTTCAGCAAAACAGAATCAGTAATAATGGGAGATGCTACACCATCTGCTGTAACTCCTAGTTCGGGTATTGCAGCATTACCAGTATTAGGTGGACAAACTACTATTGGATCAGGCGGTACTGCTGGTACTCTTGCTTTAACGTCATTGAGTTCTGGAGTCCATACCTGTACCGCAGGTGGATCGGGTACATCTTGCATAGGATCTACTAAAGTCACTATTACGATTGACTAGACTTTGGTTATTACTTTTACTATTATGTCCAATAAGAACACTTGCTGTTCCTGTTGTACCACAATTTCGTAGCGGAACATCTCAGACGAGTTCGACTTCCGAATCAGTAATAAATGAAACTATCACAAGTCATCAATATCGGACAGGATATTCATATTCTGCGTCAGGACACAATATTGAATCATCAGATCTCAATGGATATATCAATCCTACAGCTACAAAACTTACAGAACAAACAGTTGGGGGAGTAAATTTTAGTTGGACTTCACCAAACTTAGACGCTGTACCAAGATGGAAGATAACAAATGGTGGAGCAGCCTTTTCTCTACAAGAAACATTAATCACACCAGGATTAGACACAGTAACCACAATAACAAGAACAATAACTTCAAGCACTACAACAGAAACTACAACTACCTTTGGGCAATAGCTTTACTTTTTTGTCCTTCAAAAGTTTTAGCTAATACAACAGTTGCAAGTCCTAGCTCAAATGCTCAAGGTGTTGTAAATAATAACGCAACAATGATAACTCCATCAGCTATGCCTTCTTTCAAAATGAGTCAGGGTATTGTCTGTGCATCTCCTAGTCTTACAATTACTCCTTATGTAACAGATGCTTGGTCATTTAACAGACCAATAGAACAGGTCACTAGGCAAAACATATAT